CCCCTGTGCAATGACGAGCGCAGCCGTGGTGAGCGCCAACTGTACGACTATATTATACGTCGAACGCATTCTGATGCCACCATTATTGACATCGGTGGTAATCCATCACGACACGCCAAGCTACAACGCCGCAACGTATGGTCATGTTGTCCCATTCTAGACATGAATGACGTGTTTAGGCATCACTCAATCCGCTCGGATCGTACTTGTATGCACACCGTGCAAGAATGCAATTGTGTTGCGCCTGACGCTTACATGTCCATCGACAGCATTTATTACCTCGAACCAATCGATATCGCACTCTTGTGCCTCAAGGCTACAAGTGGACTACTGGTAGCCTTACACCACACATTCCCCCATGCCTATGGGTCCTTTGCTGCCGGGGAGGCCAAGTATATCATGACAAGTCCAACAACTGTCTCCATGCACGTTGCCGGCAACGGGTCACCCTATGTCCACTCTAACCTGCACTGGATGCGTGCCAACGGGTTCGAATTCGAGCACGAAGGTGTAACGTGCACCCTCGTATGGTCACCAATTGAGATGATGGCCTATCACCACATCACGGCGTTTCGCGTCTTTCCGTCCAAGCTTGTTTGTCATCGCAGCGTCGAGCGAACCTTTTGTCAGACACTCCAGGATCATTCTTATTATGGGCCCAGTTCCATTTCAACTGGCATAAACGACAAAGCCGATATCTGTGTGCCAGGCGAGATGTTGTCACTGACCAACCTTACGTTTCATTCATGGGGACCGTTTGTATTCCTGTCATCAATCGGCAGGAATATAGACTTCATAGCCCCCAAAGGCCTCGTGACAGATGTAGCTATGTATTGCATGGGACGGAAACGCAGCAGCGACAATTACAAAACGGCACTTTCTTACGCACGCACCGCCGTGCGCCGCTACAACTTGCCTGCTGATATAATAGCATCGAGTGCATTCGCAGCTGCCACTCTGGGGTTTGTATTGCACATGGAGTTTGAAATGGCTGTCATGCACTCCGTGCTTAAGCCTGTTCAAAAGATCAACGCTGTCCATTCCGATGCCCTTGACCACAAATTTCGAGCTGTGGTCAATTGGAAACGCGTGATAACTGCTGCCGTTGCGGCTGCTGGCATGGTCGCAACTGCTGTCACAGCCGCAACCGTGCCATCCGTCGCGCCCATCGTGGCGTGTGCCGCGTTAGCTACTACCATTGCAGCCAACGGCACCAGCCCACCTCCCACGGTAGACGGTTTTGAGAATTACCGTATTGATAGGTCTTCGATGCCGCCTGCTGATCGACTTATTCACCACAAGGGCCCAATCGTCTTGCCATCTACCAAGCCTGCCCGTAGTGTGGATTGCTTGATGTCAGCCGCCATTGATCCCTCAGCAACGATCAACGTGCCTGACATTCAAGCTGTGTCGTTCCAGCCCCGGCCTTTAGTTGCTGCTGGCATCGTTTCGACAGCATCCATACCCGTGGTTCCTGAGGCATCAGCGCATTCGTCGATTTCAGCAATCGTTGAACGCAAGATCAAAGTCCAGCCAGCGTCCACGTCCGAATTTGACCCCCATTTGTTTTCGGAGTTTGCCCAATGGGCTCGCGATAACTTCGACGACTTCTTGCCAGGTATTAGGAACAACGTAGTGCCGGCAAAGTATCAGGACTGGAACCGCAAATTCCCACGGGGACAGGCTGATGTCCACAACCGTGCTGCTGTTACTGTTAATGATGGCGTAAGCCGTTATGTCAACAACAGAGGTGCCTTTGTGAAAATGGAGGGCCTCAGCAAGTCAGGGGTAAACGGCGTCAAGAAAGTTGCTTTCCGCGGAATTGAACCGGCCGAGCCCGAACATAATGTCTGTACTGGTCCTTTCATAATGGCAGCGTCTGATGCCATTTCCAGTGCGTGGAATCCGGCCAACGAGTATGGCCTTGTCTATGCATCAGGACATGACGCCGAAAC